GTTGGTCTAAAAAAGATTGAACAGGACGTTAGTTAAGAAAATGGCACAAGAAAAAGGTGCAGACCAATGGGAAGTTATAGAATTTCCTGCAATTTTACCTAGCGGTAAACCCCTTTGGAAAGAATTTTGGAAATTAGAGGAATTAGAAAGTATAAAAGCGTCTGTTAGTCCGTCTAAATGGGCGGCACAATATATGCAAAGACCTACAGGTGAAGGTATTTCTATTATTCCTAAAGATTGGTTTAAGATTTGGGAACAAGAAAAACCACCAACGTGCGATTATTTAATACAAAGTTACGATACAGCGTTTTTAAAAAGCGAAAGAGCTGATTTTACTGCTATAACAACGTGGGGTGTCTTCTATCCAGAGGGTAAAATAGGCGAAGAACATTATAAAGGGGACGAAGCACACCTAATTTTAATAGATTGTATTAAAGAAAGATTCGATTTTCCTGAATTAAAACAAGAAGCTATGCGATTATACGAATTTTGGGACCCTGATAGTATAATTATTGAAGCAAAAGGGTCAGGATTACCACTAATACAAGAATTAAGACGTATGGGGATACCTGTTAATACATTTAGTCCAGGAAAAGGGCAAGATAAGATAGCAAGATTAAATTCTGTCTCCCCAATTTTCCAAGATGGACGTGTTTGGGTGCCTGATAACCGTTTTGGTGAAGAACTTATGGAAGAAGTTAGTGATTTTCCTGCAGGGGAGCACGATGATTTAGTTGATGCTACGACTTTAGCGTTAGCTAGGTTTAGAGCGGGTGGTTTTTTACAACTTTCGACCGATATGGACGATGAGCCAAGTTACTATCCAGCCCAAAGGGTTTATTATTAATAAAATAAATGTTATACTGCTAAAATTATGGTTATAGAAAAACAAGCGATACCACAACCACTTCGTCCTGAAGAAGAAATTGAGCTTGAACTAGTTCAACAAGAAATTCCAGAAGAAACTGAAGTAACTATCAATCCTGATGGCACTGTAAGTATTGGTGCCGAAGAAGAAAATCAAATAACAGGTAAATTTGGTGAAAATTTAGCGGAAGTTATTGAGGATAACGAATTAAATTCAATAGCACAAGAATTAATACAAAGTTTTGAAGAAGATTTAGATTCTCGTAACGATTGGTTTAGAACATATAGCGAAGGTTTAGATTTATTAGGTATTAATAGCGATAATAGGACAGAACCATTTATTGGTGCGTCGGGTGTACACCACCCAATACTCGCAGAAGCGGTAACCCAGTTCCAAGCACAAGCGTATAAAGAAATGTTACCAGCGGGGGGACCTGTCGATACTGAAGTATTAGGTGTAACTGATAATGCTAAATTAGAAAAAGCAAATAGAGTTAAAAACTTTATGAATTATCAAATTACTTACAAAATGGAAGAATACGACCCAGAAATGGACCAATTATTATTTTATCTTCCTTTAGCAGGTTCTGCATTTAAAAAAGTTTACTACGACCCCGCAATCGGACGAGCTGTTGCTAGATTTGTAAAATCTGAAGATTTAGTTGTCCCATATTACGCTGTAGATTTATTAACGTCCCCTAGAATTACCCATGTAATTCATATGTCGCCAAACGACCTGAAAAAATTACAAATATCAGGTTTATATAAAGATATGGATATGATGGACCCCGAAGGCGGTTACGATAATACCGATGTTGATTCTAAAATGGATGAATTACAAGGATTAACTAGAACAGCTAACGATGAAGAATATACGTTGTTAGAAATGCACGTAAATTTAGATTTAGAAGGTTTTGAAGATAGAGACGCTAACGGTGAAGAAACAGGATTAGCATTACCTTATATCGTAACTATTTGTAAAGATAATAATAAAATTTTAGCTATTAGACCTAATTATAACGAAACTGACCCAATGCGTAAAAAGATAGAATATTTTACGCATTATAAATTCCTTCCTGGATTAGGGTTTTATGGTTTTGGTTTAATACATATGATGGGCGGACTAACTAAATCTGTAACTGCGATATTAAGACAATTAATTGATGCAGGTACGTTAAGTAATTTACCAGCAGGTTTTAAATCAAGAGGTTTAAATATACAAAGACACGACGACCCATTACAGCCTGGAGAATGGAGAGATGTTGATGCTCCTGGTGGAAGATTACAAGATGCGTTTTTACCTTTACCTTATAAAGAACCAAGCGGAACATTAGGCACGTTATTAGGTGCTTTAGTTGATGCAGGTAAAAGGTTTGCGGCTACAGTAGAAAATCCAACAGGCGACGGTAATAGTGAAGCTCCTGTAGGTACAACCGTAGCGTTATTAGAAAAAGGTCAACGTATTATGTCAGCAATACATAAACGTTTACATTATGCACAACGTAACGAATTTAAAATATTAAAAAGAGTATTCGGTGAATTTTTACCACCAGAATATCCTTATCAAGTACAAGGTAATAACCAAAACGTATTTAGAGAAGATTTCGATAATAGCGTAGATGTGATACCTGTTAGTGACCCAAATATTTTTAGTATGACGCAACGTATTACATTAGCACAAACACAGCTTCAAATGGCACAAGCAGCTCCTGAATTACATGATTTACGAGAATCTTACAGAAAAATGTATATAGCACTAAATATTAAAGATATTGACGCTTTATTACCTCCCGAAGAAGAAGTTCCGCCAAGAGACCCTATAAGTGAACAACAAGCAGCTATGACGGGTAATCCTATAAAAGCTTACCCTTTCCAAAACCACGAAGCGTATATTGGAGCTCATAGTGCTTTTATGCAAAATCCTATGGTTCAACAAAACCCTATAGCAACACAAGCAATAGGAGCAAATATACAAGAACATCAGTCCATGTTATATAGACAACAAATAGAACAAGCAATGGGTCAACCATTACCTCAAATAGAAGATGGACAAATGCCTCCAGAAGTAATGAACCAAATAGCTATGATGGCAGCACAAGCTACACAACAAGTTACAGGTCAAGCACAAGCAATGGCACAAGCACAAGCGATGGCACAACAAAACCCACAAATGGAAATGTTCCAGCAACAACTACAACTTGAAAAAGAACAATTAATGCAAAAAGAACAAGAAGATTTACGTGATAAAGAAATAGATATGCAACGTATAAATGCACAAAGAGAAGCAGCACAAATTAAAGCGGCTATCGATTTACAACAATTAGAGGCAAAGACTAGAGCTGATGCCGAAAAGAACTTTACCGAACTAGTGAAAACTGTTCGAGATAGTAGTAATAATAATGGAGAATAATTATGCATAGAAATAAAGAATATCCATCACCTAAATCTCAAGGAGCAAAACAAAAAATGTCAGTTCCTTCAGTTGAGGACACAACTAATTCAAAAGTTGTGGAAGCAGGAAAACTTAATATGGATTCTGACGGCAAAGTTGTCGGTCAAGAGTCAAAAGTAAAAGCTGCTTATGGACAGACTAAAGGCTTACTTTGGTATAACTATATTAAATAGTGGACCATATAAGACTTATGGAGCATTTGCTCCAAAAATATCGTGAAAGAATTGATTCTCTCACGCAAACGCTTGCATCTGGAAGTATTGAAAATTTTGAACAATACCAAAGGATTGTAGGTGAAATTAACGGTTTGAGTTTTGCAATAGCAGAAATTCAAACAATTCATTCTAATATGGAGGATGCAAATGAATAACACAGTTATTCCAAAAACAGTAGATAACTTTGGTAGTAAAGGTAAAGTTGCGGATTTAGAACCTCAAGAAAACCTAATTACTCCAGAGAACTACGAATCTCATGCAGATAAGTTACCACGTCCAACGGGGTATCGTATCTTAATTTTACCTTTTACATTACCTACTACAACTAAAGGTGGTATACAACTTGCTAGGCAAACTATCGATAAAGAAAGATTGGCTACTGTTGTAGGACACGTAGTTGCTTTAGGTCCCGACGCTTATGGAGATACTATTAAATTTCCAGAAGGTCCTTGGTGTAAAAAAGGTGATTGGGTTATATTCGGCAGATATGCTGGTGCTCGTTTTCAAATAGAAGGTGGCGATATGCGACTTTTAAACGATGACGAAATTTTAGCAGTCGTAGATGACCCTGAAGCAATCATATCATAATTAACAGGAGAAATTATGCAAGATAATACAAACACAGCTGAAGATATAGAACTGGTTTTACCAGACGAAGAAGAATCGCAACAAGAAACAGAACAATCTGTTGAAGCAGTTGCAGAACAAAGTGAGCAAAAAAGCGAACTTGATGAAGTAAGTGATAACGTTAAAAAACGTATTGATAAACTTACTTATAAAATGCGTGAAGCAGAACGTCAAAGAGATGAGGCGTTAACTTACGCAAAATCAGTATCATCTACTAACGGTGAGTTACAAGAAAAATTAAAAAATTCTGACTCTTCTCTTTTCAAAGAGTACGATAGTAGGGTACAATCGGATATTGAAAGAGCTAAAATTTATTTGAGAGAAGCTCAAGATGCAGGAGATGCAGAAGGTATTGCGAATGCAACAGAAAAATTATCTCGTGCTAGTGCTGAAGCTGAAAATTTAAAAAGGCTACAAGCACAACAAGCAATTAGAGATAAAAAAGCAGAGCAATATGTGCAAACGCAAGAACCAGTCCAACTACAGACTAATGCACCACCCGCCCCTGACCCAAAGGCAGAGGCATGGGCAAAAGAAAATAGTTGGTTCGGTCAAGATACCGTTATGACTTTTGCAGCTTTTGGTATACATAGAGAATTAGTCGAAGAACAGGGATATGACCCGACCTCCGACGAATACTATAAAGAAGTAGATAAAAGGATGAAACAAAATTTTCCTACAAAGTTTTCGCAAGAGCAACAAGCCCCCGTGCAACAGGTTGCTGCCTCAACTCCTGGAGTTGCAGGTAAGAAAGGTGCACGCAAAGTAAAATTAACACCAAGTCAAGTAGCAATAGCTAAAAGACTAGGCGTTCCATTAACCGAATATGCTAAGCATATCGAAGGAGTATAAAATGACAGAAGAAATTAATAAAACTGAAGTCGCCACAGACAGAAACTCTAGGTCTGCAGAGACACGAGACTCTCAAACTCGCAGAAAACCTTGGACACCCCCATCTATGTTAGATGCACCCACACCTCCTCCTGGATATAAATTCAGATGGATTCGTGAAGCTACTAGAGGTAACGATGATAAATCTAATATGTCTAAACGTATTAGAGAAGGCTATGAACCTGTGAGAGCAGAAGATTATCCTGATTTCGAAGCACCTAGTATTGACCACGGAAGAAATAAAGGGGTTATTGGTGTTGGAGGACTAATACTCGCTAAAGTTCCTGAAGAAACCGCACAATCAAGAAATGATTATTTTGCACAGCAGGCAAAGTCTGCTATCGACGGTGTTGACCAGAATCTTATGCGAGAAAGTGACCCAAGAATGCCTTTGAAACAAAGTGATATAAAAAGGTCTTCTAAGGTCGAATTTGGTAGTAGGAATAATTCAAACGATAGTTAGAATGTTCCGACGATTAATATTAACTATAAAAACTTAGGAGAAAATCATGGCAAATACAAACGCCCCTGATGGTTTTACCCCTGCGTACCATATCTATGGTGGTGTTATTCGTCCTGCAAAAATGAGAATCGCAAGTGGTTACGGCACTTCAATATTTAGTGGAGATGTTGTTACTCTTTCTAGCGGTTACGTTGAACAAGCAGGAGCGACTAGTACACCTATAGGTGTGTTTTACGGGGTATTTTATACAGCGTCTGATGGTACACCTACGTTTTCTAAAGTGTGGACAGCGAGTACCGCAACACAAGGTAGTGCTGACGCCGAAGCTTTAGTATACAACGACCCTGGAATTGTATACGAAGCTCAATTTACTGCAGGAACACCTGCTGTAAGTTTTATCGGCAACAAATACACTCTTTCTACAACTGCTGGTAGCACAGTTACTGGTAGGTCTAAAGAGGGTGTTACAGCAACTACATCTAGTGGTGTGGCATTATGTGTAGGCTTTGCGTCAAATCCAAGCAATTCGATTGGTGCTAACGCTAGAGCTCTATTCTCGTTCCCAACTAACACTTTTGCAGTCTAATATAGGAGTATATAATGGCAATTAACAGAGCACAACTAGTCAAAGAGCTAGTTCCTGGCTTGCACGCACTCTTTGGATTAGAATACGACAGTTATGAAAACCAACATAAAGAAATCTTCGACACAGAAAGTTCAGAAAGAGCTTTTGAAGAAGAAGTTATGCTTTCAGGTTTTGGCGAAGCACCTACTAAAGGTGAGGGAGCCGCTGTTGTTTATGATACTGCACAGGAATCGTTTACATCAAGATATACACACGAAACCGTAGCATTAGCTTTCGCGTTGACTGAAGAAGCAATAGAGGATAATCTTTACGATACTCTTTCTTCAAGATACACAAGAGCACTGGCAAGGTCAATGAATACAACAAAGCAAGTTAAAGCAGCTAATGTTTTAAACAACGCTTTTAATTCATCCTTTGTTGGAGGCGACGGTAAGGAACTATGTGCAACTGACCACCCAACTGTAGGTAACATCGATTTAAGAAACGAGTTAGCAACAGCTGCGGATTTAAACGAAACTTCTTTAGAACAAGCATTAATTGATATTGCTGATTTTAAAGATGAAAGAGGTTTAAAAATCAATGCACAAGCTACTAAGCTTATAATT